ATGCTTGTCCTTCTCCATAAGTTTCAGCATCATCTGAATCAGTTCTTATAGGAGATTTTGTATCTACTTCTGGTGAATCAACTCTTCCACTAGGACTTGCTAATTTTCCAGATTGTCTTATAAAAGATTTATATTCGTTAAGTTTTCCTTCGCTTTTAACATATTTACCATTAGTATACATTTTGGCTATTTTGCTAACATATGTTGGAGTTGCAAATATTACACAACTAGCATTTTCAATATTAGTAGCCAAAGGATCAAAGAAAACTGTATAAGGGTCTGGAACAGTTAAATTCATAACACCTTTGTGCATTGAACATTTTAAAAATCCGTTACCAAATATAAGTCCGTCTCTTTTCATTCCAGCAACGGCTCTTGTCATTTTTCTTTTTTCAAACTCTGATTCTATTGCATCTTGACAAAGTCTTGCTTGGTCTACTTGCTCTTCTCTCTTAGGCATTATATCAACTTTAGGATTTCTGTCTGTAAGAATAGAATACATAGTTTCTACAACAGAGTGAATTATATTAGGCTCTATACGAGATTTATATTTAGGTAAATTAAAAGGTTTTAAAAATTCACCAGCATAAAGTTCTTCATTCCTTCTCCAACGAGGAACTTTTGATTTTTTAGATTGCATCGCTGATTGGAATTTACCCTCTAGTCTTTTAAGAGTTTCATATTCCTCTACTGCCGGAGAATAACCCGCTTGAACATCTATTGGTTCACCAGTATCTGGATAATCTTTCCTAGCCATTATGATGGAACTCCACCACCATCATCCTCACCATATGGAGGAGGCGGTGCTACATTAGAATCGCTAATACCAGTTTTTTTTCTATCCCTAAGACTACTTGCACCAGAAGGAACTTTTTTCTTTGATTTACTCCATTTAGCAGAGGTAGTCCTTATTATAATACTTGAGGTGCTTCCGCCCTTTTTCTTTTCTGCCTTTGCAACCACAGAACCTATATTTGTCTCTCCTTTAGGCATTTTTGGAACTTTTTTAACAAAGGTAGTGTTATTGTTTAAAGTTTTACTAAAAGAGCCTTTTTTACCTAATTTTTTAATTTTCATTTTTACCCCATTAGTTTTTTGCTATCATTCTTAATTGTTTTCTATTTAACCTATTTACTATTCTGTTATATCTTTTTTCAGAAATTTCTCTAGGCTTACTTAAAACTGGATTATCGTGAACACCTCTAGGTCCTTTAAATTGTAAGGTTGTATAATATTTTCCAGATGTTTCATCTTTCCAAACTTTTCTGTGGCTACCAAATCCGTGCTTACCTTCTCTTGTTCCGGTAACAACATCAGTACCCTTTCCTAAAACCTCTCCACCTCCAGAATAAGGATGAACATCTGAATCTGTTGTTTCTATTTTATATAAACTTGTTCTTCCTTTTTTGTCTGGTGAGGTTGAGGCATATCTTGTATATGGATCGTGTATGTCGCCAGTGTAACCTTTAGTTTTAATTTTATGAGTATCTCTATCTGTTGTATATTTTTCAATAACTCTGTCTTTTGGCGAAACCCATCCAGTAGAAGATGTTATTACATTTCCATCTTCATCAAGATAATTTCCATCTTTATCTTGTTTATAATGTATTGTTGCATAGTCATAATATTCTTCTGGATTATCTATCATTTTAGGGTTATCATCTGACTCTGGCTGATTAGGATCAAAATTTGGATTTTCAATTTGACGAGTCCAATCAGCAGAAGAAACTTCTTCAGTTTTTTGTTCGTATTTATGCCCAGTATCCATATTACCTTGATTGGAACCAACATCTTCACCTTTTATTCCTAGTTCAACCATTTGTCTAGGTTTTAAAGATGCCCATTTAGAATTAAGCAATTTTATATCAGAGGCTAATTCTACTGGTAGTTCATCTAAATCAAGATGTTCTTGAGGATCAATTCCATATCTAGTATATAATTTATTAATAGCATCACGATACAAATCTAAATCTTGTATTTGACTAAATATATCTCCTCTAATGTATTCACCATTACTGGTCATACTTAAACCACCCCAGCCTTGCTGACTATCTATTGTAAATCCCATTTATCCTCCTATTCAAAATTCATTGTAAATCCTTCCGGACTTGGTTCTGATGTTAATCTTTCATAATCTTTTTGTATTGCATTCTTTCTTTTGACTCTAACCCTACTTGGTGCTTGGATATGAGTCAAAGCATATCTCAAGGCATCACATATATGGTCTTCTGGAATTGTCCTTGTTAAGTTTGGACAAGTTCCTTCAATTATATAAAAATTTGGGTCTAACTCTTTATTATGGTGCATTAATTGAGCCATATTTCTCCAGCCATTCACTCTATCGTTATTTGCCGGTTGTAAATTAGGCACTAGCACATTATTATGGTCGCCCATCAAAGCATTGGCTATACTCCTATCTGCCCACATTTGAGCATTTGGATTATTCCAACTCATTGGATTGCGAGTCCACATACTAGGATCACCAAGACTCATTGTTATACTTTCTTGAGTCATATTAGCAATCTTTTGACCCCATTCCATTGGATGCTTTTCTTTTCCATATAATTCTCTATAACAAAAAACTTTATTCTCTGGAGTAACCTCTATCCAAATCGCACCAAACGGTGCCGAAAAACCCCAGTCTATACCTATATACCTATTATTAGAATCATCGCCATATCCCATCGTTTTAGCCTTTTCTTCGCTAATACAGTGGACACGAGGGTCAAACTCTGCAAAATATTGTCCAGCAAATACATCCCAATCACCATTTCGCCAAGCACTCCTTAAAGGCTCTGGTAGACTATCTAAAAAATTTACATAGTCTGGGTCAGCATTTTTAAGGGTTGGATTATCATCTATTGTAGCCGGAATAAAAATTCTTTTTCTTTTAGAAATTTTATCTTCAAAAGCCACATTAGGTTTTTTCTTTCCAATCCCAAACCTTTTTTTAATCCATTGATGCCCAGCACCTCCCGGATTACAAGTCAAAAAAATTTGTGGTTTAATCTTACCAGTTGATCTAACTGATGAAATTAATTTTAAATAGTCTTCTTCTCTAGGTATTTGACCTAATTCTTCTATCAATAAGCGATGGATCTCCCAACCTTGAAACTGAGTATATGCCTCTGCATCTTTCAAGTGACCCGTGTAAATCTTTGCACCACTTGGAAACCTAAAGACTGCTGGTTTACCAGATACTTTAGCAGTTGTATATAACTGACTGGCTCGGTCTATCCAGTTCCGTAGGTCGCTGTGGTTTCTTCTGATACATAAGCCGATAAAGTCTGGCTCAACTATGCCCTTTAATAACCACACTATCCCAGCATCTGTCTTTCCTCCACCTCTACTGCCTCCGTATAAGCACTCATAAACACTTGTATCTATACTTAATGCTAGTGTCTGCTGTCCTTTATGAGCCTCCCATATACTACTCACTATCCGGTGTCTTCTCTGCTGGTAGTATTACAAATCCTTTCTCCTCTGTATCTATCTTCAACTCACTACTTTTTAATGCTGGTATCAATCTCTCTATAATTAACTTGGTGCAGTTCATAGCATCTTTATGTTGTTCATCTGTTCCAAGAGTTCCAGCAATACGGAATATACTATTGAGGATTCCTTCTCCGTTTGGATTGTCTCTGAATTTCTGCACAATAGTTTCATTTGCTGGAGGTCTGCCTTGTCCGAAAGAGTTTCCAGATGTGAACCGACCTTTGCTGTCTCTGAAATCAGATACTCCGTTAGATGAGCC